CCGTTCTTTGGATATAGTTCCATTCCCATTTCGTCGACGCCGATGGGCAACTCGGAAGTCATCCACTCAGGCTTGTTGGGCCTGTTAATGTAGGCCAAGCGCTTATATAGTTCACGGCCTTGCCAGGCATCTGGATTGGGGTAATGGCTATCAGCTGTGGAGATCAATTCAATATCATACTCTTCACGCATGCGAACGACATACTGATTTAGCCTGTGCTGCTCTGGTATATTGTTCCATTGCAGCTCACCGTACCAACGATCGCCGAAGATAGAAACCATTTGTTCTGTTGTTTGACGCATCGCGTCTAGAATGGACTCTTCGTTTTCGCCGATCTTCCGAGACTTAGTCTTACCCGTTTCTTCATCTACATATTCTTCGTATATACAGTTATCCCAATAGTTGCCAGCGTATACGCCGCCTAGGCATGCCGATGAAGCAATAACGCCTTCATTGTACTTCTCCAATAGTTTGTAATCGACTCTTGGATATCGATAAAAATTATCTCCCTGATAAGCCGAGGAGACCATCTTGAATATGTTATTCAGACCCGTTTGATTCATGGCTAAAAGTATCAAATGGCTGCGCTGCTTAATGATGTTGTTCTTGCTTTTCGAAGAACCCTCGTCTTCTGTTTGCATCTTGCCATCATTCTTTTCCAGCTGGCGCGCCGTTTTCTTGTCTGCTTTGGCTTGGTCGTAAGCTTCCTTCCATTTTTCGATCGAAGGAACAAAATAGGCCTCAACGCCAAAAATAGGCTTGAATTCCTTGCCAGCTGCTCTCATCTCTTTCGCATGTAATACTTGGTAAGATAGGCCATTCATATTACCATGATCTGTCAGTGCCAGGGCCGACATGCCGCTCTTCCATGCATGATCCATGTGTTCTTGCGGGTATCCAAAGCCATCAAAAGGCGACCCGACCACACTATGCGCATGTAGCCCCACAAACGGGATACTAGACTTCTCTCTTTCCATGAAATTCTCCTTCCGATTAATTATAAGAACGAATAACTAAATGTCAATCGTCAACGGACATGCCGCTCCATTCTTTATAATTTAAAATTGATCGGCCTGGGCGGTGGATCTGCAAATCGGATGTTCCTAAATAGCTGCAGTAACCTTGCCAATTGTCTATATTGTGATAACTAGGCAACTCACAAGCTTTAGAGGTATCTAAATTTAAATCCCCAAAAACATCTTTTAATGAGAAGAACCTGTAGGAAAACCTTTCGTCAATGGATAACTTTTCTTTCCTATCTAAATCTCTATACAAGCCGGTTGATTTTTGTCTAACCTGTTGCAATAATTCACCGCACACTTCGTTATTGAATGTGAACCCCAAGTATTCGCCATGTGTTATATTTTTGTTGTTATATGAAAGAAAAAACGGCCGTGGTGACGATATATCTTTTCGGTGGTCACGGAGAATATTCGGCTCATATACCCCATATGGGAACGAAACATAATACTGTTTAGTCATTGTCCATTTACTTAAAGCACTGGAAACTCTTTTTGCGGTCGTGGCGCCATAAAGTACACTCCAACTCAAACAATCCCTCTTGTTACGATCTTTCGGGTGGACCGGCACATAATAAATAGGAATCGGCTTTTTATGCTCTCCTTTGTTATAGGTAAAAGGCCTCAAAACCCACACGGGGTCTTGTACATATTCCCCTAGTCTATACCTGATAAGGGGTTGCATATCATCATTACAAACAATCCATATAGTTTCGCAGCCAGCATATGCACATTCTACTACGGCGCGTTCGATTGCTAAATAGTCGCAGGAAATAGGCATTAAACAATCATGCCATGGCATATTAAAATTTAACGGTTGGCCGGCCACTGGAATAATACCAGCTAGGTGCATTTAAACCTCGTTTTCTTTCCCAAGTATAACATGTTTAAAAAAACTTTTAATCGGGAATACTTGTCTTTCGGCTAGTTCGATTTTCAAACTTAAATTTTTGCCTGATCCGTTAGCAGGACCCCTAATACCAGCCTCTTTCATCATAGACAGTACTTTCAAACGAGCCAGAGAGTCAGAATAGTCTACGTTGTGAATCTGGCTCTCTGTCATCAATGATTCAGCGACCAAATCCTTTAAAAGTCGATTTCCATCGATTCTCGATGATAAATAAAAATGAATTTTTCGTACGAAGTCAGATTCGGATTCCAAAATATCAAATTCGTGCTTCATGCCTGACCTGACGTGAAACCAGTCGAACACTTGATATGCTTTAATTCTCGGCCTTTCATTAGGGGCACCGAAAACGTTTTCGGTATCGAATAAAGTCAAAGTCGAAAATTTGATTTTCTTAGGCCGAAATATTTTTGAAGAGACTGATAATTCATTTTCTTCCAGATTGAGAGAGATTGATTCAACATCATGTCCTAAAAAGTTTTGCCCCTGCATGTTCAGTCGGTATGATAGCTCTTGATAAATTTCTATCTTTGGGGTGCCAGGCCGAAAATGGGTTAGCCCCAAATCAATTGGATGACTGATGGTATCGTAAGGAAATATGCGAACCACAGCATTATTGATGAAAAGACTACCTGTTTTGTATGCGTATATGACAGCATCTAGATCGCTTCCTATTGTGATATGATCATAACTATATATATGATCCCTTAGCACCCATCACCATCTTGATTTGTAATTTCTCCAGATTTGGCATCTTTCAATGCTCGCTCGCGCACTCTTTTTATGTTTTTGTGCCATCGATTAAGAACTTTAAGATGGTTGACTCGCTCGTAACAACGTCCGCCATCTTTCGGGGCACGGACAGCTGTCACCCACGCTGCCTTCCAAACGCGTACTTCATTCTTGAAACCACAACGCTTTTTAACCTTGGGTATCTGTTTAAAAATGTGTGTCATCCAGGCACCAGCAGCCTGGATAGGATCTTTACGATCGATACCATAGCCTCTCTTTTTATTTTCAAACCAGGGCCAAAGCTGTAATATCCCTACCGCCTTGGCGATCTTTTTCTTGCCTCTCTTGCGATAGTCCCCTAGCGCCAAGGGATTATAGCCAGATTCCATACACGCAGCTGCTAAAAGCATACCACGCAATTCTGCCGGGACATTGAACTTCTTTTCAATTTCAACCAAGCTCCAAAGCAGTTCGGCATCAACGTCGGACCATTTGCGCCAGCGGCAATCATACGTTGCCTCCTCAATCAACTCTTCATAGGTGATTGGTTGCTCTTTAATTTCATAATAAACTGTTGGACTCGGGCTACCTGCCACAATTGTCACTGCCAACAAAGCCGATACTAAACTCGAAAACATTTTTCTATTCTCCTAATTTTGAATTCTCTTTATATGTATTCACAGCCACAGGCCACAATTCTGTTATTATCTCCAGAACTCCTTCTGCAACTCGCTGAATTTCCCATTGGGCGCCTTTATGACTACGTAAACTTATAAATTTAAGTAGGTTGTTCAAGTTGGAAGTTCCATAATATTCTGTATACATATTTTGAGGCAATACTCCTCGGGCCTGTTCTCTACATATTCCATTTTTGATTAATTTGTCATATAAAACCAAAGATTTACGATGATGGCAGTGAATTAAATAACTAGCACAATTTCCGCCTGCTATGTTGTTTTGTTCTATCAGGGGATTGAACAGTTCATCAGGATTACTAGCCTGCCTGTTAGAACTGTGTTGAGTACGAAACTCTTCAGGTTCGTAAAACTGAATATTGTAATCAGTATATCGACGGCTTATTTCATTGTAAGACCAAGTTCTATGCCGATGGTGCTGGCTCCTTACAAATAGTGGCACGACAAATCTAAACGTAGCCACATTATGCTCAAATGTCGACGTATGTTTGTGTTTAACTAAATAATTAATTAACTTTTCATCTTTTTCGTCTAATGATTCTTTTTGAGCGCCGAAAGATACACGAGCAGCATTGACGATCGTCAAGTCGCTGCCCATATAGTCAACTAATTCTATAGTGCCAATGCCATCGGCGTATAAATCAACTGCGATGTTCTTTTCTTTCATTTAATCTCTTTTCTAAGAATTTAATTCCAGCGCGTGTTGATTTAAGATAGTGATCTTTCTTCATTGCATCTTCTCGTTTAAGGGGGATAAATTTGGTGTAGCGCGCGCGAGTTTCAACAAGCTTTCCTTTTTTCCCGGCCACAACTGACCAATATACATCATCCTCTTTCGCCGTAACCAAATTGTTCCAAGGGCCGGCCCATGGCTCGCCGATGGATTCTCCGTGGTTATCGTATGCCCGAATATCCATAATCGGCCTAAGTTCGCCTGTTTTAGGATCATCAAATAAGGCCGCATCTCCAGATGAAGTCTTTGCGGGGGCGCCGTATATGAAACTATCCTGCTGATAATTTTTACTTAACTGCGCTGCTAATTGAAAAAGTCCCTCAACGCGCTCGTCCTTGAAATCTGGCCTGGCATACCCCAATACTAATAAAGATGGTTCTGAAACGTCACCATGCTCTTCCTCTGAATATCCTCCAAGCATGTCGACAAAAGGAAAGCCGGCATCCTTAAAGGCAGATTTCATTTCTTTATGCCGTACGCGATTGCCAGGATTATCCTTACCGCCACGATATGCGCTGATCATCACGAATTCAACCGCCTCTTTTTCAATGTGCTTTTTGGCACGATTAAAGGTCATTTCTTTCAATAATGGCTTGGCTAACAAAACAGAATCAGAGTTTATTGTTTCACTAATTAAATTCCTCAATTGCTTCAAATCCATTGTGCTTACTCCTCAAGGATAATTAAACCCATTACATAGTTCTCAAGTAATAAATAGTATGTTTCTTCACCAATTTTCACTTCTTCAATCATAGAATTGTTACATACAACTCTAGTATCCGGATGCAAAGTAGAAATTAGTTTACAATCGCTGGCCTGGGCCAACACTCTTGCTGTTATAAAAGCCGGACTGGGCTTATATTCTTCTGGCACCAAGATAGAAGCTGTGTCCTTCGAGGGTTCTTCTATTGTCGGCTCTATCAAAAGATGCCTGTTGCAAGGCTTAAAATTCATTGTTATGCCCCTATAGACTTAGAAAGCTTCTCATAGATATTAGTGAACTGGTCAAAATCATCACCGGACTTCATCATTCGGTAGGCTCGAACGGCAAAGCGTAGTTCATCTTTACTGATCCAGCCGTTTTCGACATAGTTCTTTTTAAGGTCGCGGCGGTGCTCCTTGTAGGGCTCCATCTCGTCCTCGACGGCCTTAAATGCCTTAATAAACTCAACAATATACTCTTCTGTAGTCTTCTCATCACTCATTGTTTCCTCCTAATCCGAAACACTATAATCATAACAACCAAATCATAGCTGTCAAGATACCTTATATAATTTCACATGCTCCGCCGGAGCATGCTAATTCGCCTGTCAAATTAGTATCATCCTCGTATTCAACAATCTTCGCCAAATCAACCTCGTTGAGAGCCTCATAAAGTACTTGATACTTTTCTGGTGAACAATCTTCAAAGGGTGCTTGCTTATAGTTGTGATCAGAATATGGCAATACAGCCAAGCCGTTATAACAATTGCGATTTTCCCACATCCACTCTCCTACGTCAGTCCACTCAGCAGGACGAATTGATATTGTTGCAGAAACATTGTGAGTATTCTGTCCACGGTGATGGCCTGGCCTGACCCACTGCTCATTAACTGATTTTATTCTTTTAAGTAGTTGCAGAGCACTCTCGTTGCGAGTTATGGCGCCTTCGGGGGCGCGCTGTGGTACTGATATGATAGCGGTATCGTGCGGCCTAAAATATTCGTCTTCAACCAACTCAGGGTGGTGTATTAACAAGTGTGTATAGATTGGCTCGTTCTTTCCCACCCTGATCCTTCGTATATAACAATCATTATGCCACGCGTGGATTCCACTGGAGGTACCCAGCGTCAAGGAGGTGGTTCCGGCCGGCTTAACACATGTTGTTCTAGAGGCCTGATTGATTCCTATTAATTTCGAAACTCTAATATTTTCTTTTTTAACTATCGAAGAGGCTTTCTTCATGTCCAGTTCCAAGACCCTACCAGAAGCGATTCCAGTCATCGAAACGCCTATTAAGGCATCTTTTTCAGTGTTTCTACGCCATACCTCTCTCAAATAATGAAAATCAGTATATCCAGCCTGAAGAGTAGCTATAAAAGAAGCGGCCTTCACCCTGTCATTATAGTCTTCTTGGTTTTCTAGGTCTGATGCGTTGACTTCCACCAAATTACAAAACTGATATGGCCTTAAGGCTATTTCACAACAGGGGTTGGTACCCCAATCTTTATCATTGGTAAAATAGAAACCAGGCTCTCCAGAGCCGGAAGTTTTAACTCTCTCCCACAACTCTTCAAAATATTCTTTCGTGATCCTGTGTCGCATCAGGGCGACTGAGTTGTTTGCTCTTCCCCTTTGGGGGTTACTTTCCCACCAGTTTTGCGCCTTTGCTGCAAGCATTTCTTCATCATCGGCTGAAAATAACGATATGAGAGCAGCGCGACGTATCCCGCCAGCGAGAACGGCATCAGCAATATGACAAATAATATCGTGGACTTCAATGGGCTCAAGTTTATCTCCGTTTTCTTTTTCTTCTAATATACCCTGCAATTTGACAAGGCATTCCTTAAGAGGCTGCGGGCCCGGGGCCTTGCCTCCACTAGTAACTAGTCGTGAACCTTTAGCACGGATATCAGAAAAGTCAAAACGTAACTTTGATCCGCCTTTAAAATAAGATTCTACTAGCGCTTTGACTGAATCTGCCCAGCCCTCGATTGAATCAGCAACAAGAAACCTTCTCGTTCTTTTTGTATTCGGCTTCTGTATTTCTGGTAGCTTTTCAACATGGTGCTTCTGGACAGAGTATCCGACACCAGTTCCACCAAGCAAGAGAAACATGCACTCACTGAAAGAAGCACGATGATCAATAGGAAGATAAGCGCAGTTATAAATCCGGTTAGGAGCCACTTCAATTGGCTTGCCGCCAAACTGCATCGATCGCATAGATGGTAAAACTTTTTTATCATAAACGTACCTATAGGCCACCTCAATCTCCTCTTTAAGATCCGGATATTTCTTAATATGCATCTTTTTGTTGCGAGTAACTAGTTCCCTCCATGTCTCGCGTCTCTTTTTTCGCGGCAAGTAACGCGCGTACTTCATGTATACGGTTATATCCGATAAGATTGTGCTAGGTAGTTCCATTAATTCTTTCCTCCATTTTGCCTAAACTTTTTGTATCTCTCTTTCAAATCCTGAACTTCTTTCTTAGCGCTTTCCATTTTTATATCGGCCACGGTCTCGCCCGTTGTTTCAAATACATCAATTTTGACGCGTGATGGATCCATAAAAATAGGAAAAACAATACCATCAGGGCCATTTCTGTTCTTCGCTATAAATAACCTACCTGAATTGGCGGTCTTGTCTTTGACTGTTCTCGACAGCGAGAAAATAAAATCTGCGACAAAACATTTATTAAAAGCTTCTGATATGGACTCCATGGTAATGACTTCAGCATTTAACCCTGACCTGTTTGTTTGTGAGGCGGTCCACAAGGGACATTCATTTTCTTGTGCTATAGCACGTAGACTCTCATAAATAGACTCCAGATCATGTCTTTTCTCCTTGTAATTTGCCCCACTACGTAGTAAATCAGCGTAATCTACTATAATCATATCGATTTTTTGATCAGATTTTTTTATTTTTTCTAAATGCGCTCGGAGCGTATTCACCGAGGCTGATTTAGTCGGATATTCCTTGATAGTTAGTTCACCTGGAATATCAATACATTCTTCGTGAACTTGTTCTTTTTTCGAAAACAGCTCGCTTAAATGTACGCCGGTCAAACAACTATCATATCTCTGGCCGATCGATTCTTCTGACAATTCCAGGGTATAGTGGACTACATGCATGCCCTTCTTAAGAGCAGAGGATCCTAGGTGTGCCAACACCATAGATTTGCCAGCTCCAGTTGGTGCAATCACCACCCCTAATTCCCCTTTGCCCAGGCCGTCGCGACAGATCTTATCAACAACATTCCAGCCAGTCGCAATTGGGTTGCGTGATATCAATTGATATCTAGCTTCGAAATCTTTTTTGTAATCATGGCCAAAATTATTATCCAAGCCAAGCTTAAGTGCGGTATCAATTACATTTTTGATTTCATCAAAAGACGAAGATTGTAATAGTTCTACAGACTTTACCATGGCCTCTTTCAGTTTTTGTTTTTTGCAAAAATCTAGTGCAGTTTCTTTAACATAATCGACATCAGATATTTTGTTAACACAGATACGGGCAAAGTAGTCTCTTACTTGTTTTTGTACCGCGTCGTTTTCTTGTTCTAATTCCACCCTCAAAATAGTAGATATGACTTTCTTACCCGGCTGGACATCATACTTCTTCTTATAGCCAAAAATCTTGTCAACAAAAACGCGCAAGTACTTAAGCTCAAAAAAATTGATGTTTAATACCTCGCTCATTTGATCGGCGAAGGGACGATCTTCTAAGATAAGATGTGCTAAGGTCTCTTGAAAGGCCTTGCCATACTTAGAAAAAGTTACACTTGTAGACATGTATACTCCGGTTTCTTTAATTATAGGATTTTTAGCCTAGTTGTCTAGGGCTAATCTTCGAAAAAATGCCTGAAGCTCGCGCCAGTCTAGGTCATCGAACCCATCGCGCACCATCATGGTGACCACGCCAGTCTTATTGAAAGACAAGTCAGCATTTTTCAAAGTTTCTCTTATTTCTTTTTTTGCATTAATGCTTAAACTAGGAGTATAAAGTTGCATCATTTGATAGTTTCTTTCAAAAACGTCTTTATTGTTGATAACGTTTTCATAAATTTTTAGCTTCTTCTCGCTAAGGGCTTCTTTACAAAATTCTAAGACCTCAGCAACAGTTGCCGACCTGTCGTCCTTTAAGAATGGAAATCTTTTTGCAGCTGATGGAAGGCCCACATTTCCCACGCCGGCTAGGTTATCCGATCGATCGCCGACCATAGCTCTGGCAATTGCAAAGTTTCTAGGATGAATATTGAATTCTTCTATCAGCTTATATTTGTTCAAGATCTTCTTTTGTATGGGCCGGTACAATACCGTTTCATCATCTAAAAGCTGGAAGAAATCTTTATCGCTCGATACAATGACTTTTTGCCAACTCTTGTATTCTTTAAGCCCACACACATATGCAATAACATCGTCTGCCTCGATGCCTCGATACATGAACTGAATCACTGGCATGTGATTAAGGTATTCCATTACCCTTTCAAGCTGCCAAACCTTATTGCTTCTTTCTTCTGACTCAGAAAGAGTACGTATGTCCCTGTTAAGGCGAATTGGTTTGCGGCCGGCTTTGTAGTCCTTTTTCATCAGCTTTCGCTTTTTAGAGCCGCCTTCGCCGTCCCAACAAATAATAACCTTGTCAGGGTTGACTTCTCTACAAATTTTCTGTAGAGATTTAATAACTCCTACGAGCCCGCCAACGGGCTGGCCGTCAGTGGAGAGAGAGGGATTAACAATATAGGATCTAAAAAATAAATTTAGCTGGTCTATTACCAGCAAACGCTTCTTTTGTTTCAAGACGTCCTCGGTTTTTCTTTGGTTTCAATTTGATCTACACTCATCACACGAAAGGAATAGATGCCAGGAAGCTGTTTAGCAGCTGCCCTCATAGTCTTTATATGTATATTTAGGCTTGGGTGAGTCTGTAAGAACTTACACTTAATCTTTGTTTGTTCTCTTGCTTGTGAGAGAGGCCTTGCAGGTTCTAACACTGTGACAACAGTAATACCACAAACACCACGTAACTGATCTAAAAGAGCCGTAAGGTTTTGTGTCCTATCAGAGTCAAGATTGACAATTGCTTCGAACATTTTACTAACTACATATTCGCGAACTAAATTCTTTAATGAAACCGTTTCCATTTTGTTATGCTCCATGTAATAAATAGTCCGACTATAACTTATAAGAAGCTATTTTGTTCTCATCAATAGTATAAACAACTTTTCTCACGCCGCAGTACTTCAAAACTTCGTGGCACATGTCACATGGCTTAGATAGCCTATAGTCACCATCCTTGTTGATCCTGACCACATACATGGTGGCTCCGGACGTCTTAGACTTATCTAAGCCGAGGATACACCCCAATTCTGCATGGTGTGTGGCGAGGCCATGGCCGGCCTTGCGGAATCGGTTGCCAAAAGAACTAAAGTTGTTCTTGTTGTAAGAAACATTAATGACAGACCCACCCTTTACCAACACAGCGCCGTGGCGAAGCTTTCCATACTTGCTTTGCCTGGCTTCATTTTTGGCTAATTCTAAATACCTTTCAATTTTGTTAGTTTTATTGATACAGTGCCCGGCAATTGAATTGCGAGGCTTAAATGGCGATTCACTATTATTCATAAAAAAAATCCCCCGTACCATTATTATAGGTACGGGGGATAAATAGTCAAGGTTAACGGCGATGTGGTCGGTGCCTGTTCTGTTTCTTACCCTTCTTCTTGCCTTGCTTTTTACCCTTCTTGTCCTTGGACTCAGGTCTATACAGGTTTTTCGGTATATTCAACTTTGGTCGAGTACCATGGCGGCGCCAATTGCGCTGCTGGGAATTCCGTGGTTTAATAATCACTTTCGATGGACCAGAGCGATTTACCGTGATGTTGTCTCTCTTGAAGTGTTTGTTCTTCTTGGACTTTATAACAACCTTCTTCTTATGGTGGTTGTATTTTCCTTTTGGTTTAATAACCACCTTCGAAGGACCGGAACGGCGTACAATAACCTTCCGCTTCTTGTGCTTTTTATGGTGCCCATGACGGGCGCCCGGGCGGTGAGCGTGGTGGTTGTGCCTATTCCAAGTCTTGTATTTCTTCTTCCAAGTATACCAATGATTTCCATGGTAGTGGCTGTGAGAGTTAGTACACCAAGGGTGTGCTCGATGATGGCTTGTATATGTAGGCCAATACAAGCGAAGGGGACCAACAGTTACCGATGGTGTATGAGACGTGTGGTAATGATTGCTTACACATTGTGGCGCATCATATACATATACGGGTGACATGTCCTGACTAGTCAAATACGGATCGCTAGTGCGTATATGGCCGTCAGTACAACCTGTGACCACGCCGGCCACGACAAAACAAATTTGAATTATTAATTCATGCATTTTCTTCCTCCTTATCAATGTCATAGAAGCTGGCTGCATCGCCAGATCTCTCTTCGAATCTCATAATCACTTCTTCATCCATGATTTGCAAGACCCGATTTCGAAACTTTTCATTTTTTAATTTTTCTTTCCACTTCGACGCCTGGAACTTTTCTGATGTTCCATCTTTATGAATAAGATTATACCACGCGCCTTTTTGTTCAATGTTCTCTGAGCCCTTAATAGCTTCAAACCAACTCTCTTCATCTTGGATAAAAACATCTCCACCCCATAAAATTTTAAATGTGCATTGCCGGCCCTGTGTACCAAACCGGCTTTTCTTTAAAGTACATTTAACCTCGGATCCGATTCGATATCCTCGGTCATCTTTCACGAACGAAGCTTTCGCCTTGCGCCCAGTAAGCCAAATACGCAATGAATATGCGTATGTTAGCGCTTTGCCGCCAGGAGTCACATACGGTGTCGTCATAGCTTCTGCAACGTTATTCGTAATATTAGTCTTAAGTTGGTTCAAAACTAGTAATGTCGATCCAGAATTAGCAATTGGCACTGTCAACTTTGACATGGCTTTTGATAATATTCTAGCTTTGACTGCCATTGAAGACTGTGGATTGAAGTCGCCATCAACGTCGCTGATAGCCGGTGTCAAGGCTAAGCTATCCCAAATGAAAAGCATGCGATTCTCATTCGATCCTATTAGCTCCTCAATTGTTTCTAAAACAAATTCGACGCTCTGAGCCTGTACATATAATAGCCTATCTAATTCGCAACCTGCGCTTTCTAAAAAGCCAGGGTCGATTGCTGATTCTGAATCGAAATAAACTACATCAATATCTTTTTTTTGGGCATTGGCAGCAATCTGCGCGGCCATATAAGATTTGCCACTGCTTTCTAAGCCAGCAATCTCTACAATTTTGCCCATTGGAATCCCAGCTAGCTGGCCGCGACATATCATACTGTCTAACCATCTTGAGCCTGTCGGAATCCAATCTTTAACTTGAGTTGGATTATCGCCGCGAAGATCATGGGCCAAGTTGGTACCCACTTTCTTATTAATGAGATTGCGCATCTCAGTTAAATTTAATCTACCAATTTTACTTGCCTTTTTGGCCATTTTAATCCTCTTTTATAAATGAGACATCTGTCACCCCATGCCTCCCTGCGGGGATAAGACTCAGATTCAACGCTACGTTAGTAGTTCCGCAAAAGCCTTATCAACTGCATTATCACCAGAAGCCGGCTTGCTCTTGTACTTCTTCGACTCGTGTGAAGTTTCTTCAGCATCGTCTTCGCCGAGCAAGAACTCATCAAGCATGGACTGAACCTGCTCTGGAGTCTTACGCTCAAACAAAGTTGAGTAGTCAGGAATCGAATTCAACATCTGTCCGATTTTCTCCTCAGACGGCATCATCGGTGAAGCCTTTCGGCGAGGAGTCAGATTGGTCTGTGGAAATTGTGCCCCTGGAGGCTTGCCATAAGTAAGCACCAAATCCGTACCTTCATCAGTGTCAGTAATGTCACCGTAATCAGGGTTAAGCACCAGATTCAATAGCTCCTGATAAGCCATCTTCCCATATCCCCAGATACGGACACCCTTGTCTTCCTCGCCGCGTACAATCACGGGTGAAAAGAAACGCTGACGTGCAGAAAGCTTCTTAGCCATCTTAATGCTATCTTCGGATCCCTCCTTCCATAGCTGGCGCACAAATGAATCAAGGGGATCATCCTCGCCAAAATTCCTCTTCGGACTAAGGAAACCAGGATTATTGCCCACATCATAATGGAACCAAAACTCCTTGAACGGATCTCCATCGGGAGTTGGAACGATTCGAATTGTCTGCTCTCCGTCTGACGGACGCCAGAAAAGATCTGACTTGCGGTCACCTTTGCTTTGGAGGGTGGTGAGCTTCTCCCTCATCTTCTTCATATCAATACCCATAATTACTTCTCCTATTATTAAAGTATATTCGGCTAATCTCCCGAACATCTAGGTTAACTATAATATAATAACCTTTTTGGGTTAGTCAAGGGCTTTTTGTTCTTGTACCAAAGTAGCATGCGCCACACAATAAGCGTAGTCCTGCTCGTATGTACTAGAATAAATCCCGTAAGATACTTTCATTTCATCTTGTATCTTGTCTTTAACTTGTCCTGTTATCCTCTTAAGAAGATTCCCTTCAGTTTCAAGTCGTTTTTTCGTCATCGAGTAATAATATAACTTCTCGCGAGGATAAGTCAAGTCATAAAATAAATTTTCTTCACCGGACTCGATGTCAACTATCCCAAAGGTTGATATTCTAGCCGTCTCTACAGGGCTAGAAAAAGTGTCCATGATTGATTTTGTGTTGTTGAATACATTAATCATATGTATAGTGCTGACTATTACGTCGTTTAGTTTATCATAATAGCCAACAACAGGGATATCTTTATATATATTTTCAAGAATTGAATTATCAATGATAAACATACGCTTAAGCCTGACAGAGCGTGCATATTGTTGCAGAATTTGAAATACTACTCTATCTTGCATCTGGCGTGATCTAGACATCAACAATGTATCTGATTTTATGTATAAAACATACAAATCACTGCTATTTAACTGTTCTAGAACACGAAGTGTGGCGCCTGATATTGTTCCGGATCCACCAACAACAAATAAATACGGGGGCTTGGCATCTTTGAAGAATGTTTTTAAAGATGGAAATTTCGCCTCATATTCTTCATGGGTCTCTCGTTCGGGAATTTTCTTAAATTTAGAGCCCTTACGTTTCTCAGAATCAATACGATATACATCATATTGAGGATATTGCATGAACTTCTCGGCGATATTACAGCCTGCGCTACCTAAACCGATTATTGTTTCCATTTAAAACTCTAATATTGTAAATTAATTAGGAGGTTCAACATCACCAAAATATCCCTTAGATCTCATATAATTAGCAAAAGCTTTTTCTGTATATGTCCGCCAATTCTCCATTATGAGTTTCATTTCACCCATAATTTATGCCTCTGGGGGAGTGCCGCCGGTGGTCCTCTCTAATTCTGCGAAGAGTTTCCCCAGGAGCGCGCCTATGGCGCCGGCGCGAATATTTGTAACCTTAGCGGCGGCCATTAGCTTTTGCGCTAGGTTGGTGGCGACATCTCCTTCTTTTGGATCGGCACCTTGAGCCTTGCCCAGGTCACGGCTTCGCTTGGCCATTTCAGAAGAACCTATGCCGGCTGCGGTGCCGACAGCGGTGGATTCCTCAACCTGGAAGGCAGCAACTTCTTCTTGAATTAATTTTTTAAGTTTTTCTTTCGTGATCTTCATAATTGTCTCCCGCGTATAATAAATAGTTATTTTACCATCAAATTCCTCATATTTCCAAAATCTTTTCCTACACTTATATTGGCTTTAAACCTTCCCAACTCAGTGTTAGAGAATTCTTCAATAATAGACAAAAGGATTTCTCGGTCCTCATCACTAAAATCAAGAATAACACTATCGTGAATGCTGAAGGCCACGAATGTCTTTCTTTCTTTAAGTTTTTCTGATATGGCGATCATGCGCCTCAATAATATATCGCTAGTCGTGCTCTGTATTAAATAATTCAAAGCATGGTGCATATCAGAGTTTATTTTGCGCTCATAAGGATTCACAACAATATTATTGGCATAGTGGTCCAAAATTACCTTATTTTTATCAAATATTTTGTCTAAATATTCGTTCTTAGCACTAGGGTTGTATAACCAAGCAAAAACATTTTTCTTGATCATTTCTCTATCGCATTCGCCATTAAAAGCGGCTTTTCCAAGCCAGGCGTGTATATCATCTTCGGGTTGAGGTTTTCCGGCCAGAGATAGAAAAGTCCGAATCTCGGCTGCATTAAAATCTAGCTCGATGAACCAATCATTGTTGGGCTTTAAAAGCGAGCGGTATTTCTTATCGAGCGTCAATATAGGAAAGCTGTCTTTGGTGGTTGTAAGCCTTCCCGTTTTGGTACCAAAAATATTATATTTGATAAAACGGTTCTTTTCAACTTTTTTCTTTAGTTGGCGAATTCGATAATTTGCCATGTTGGCCTCTAGCAGCTCATAATCAATATTCAATTCACGATATTTTATATCGTCAATCAGCTTTGTCAGGGAAAGCAAAAATCTGTAATTTTTGGGCCGCAAAAAATTTTGGAAAACGTGATTTGTGATATCGTTTTTTATTTCACAGAATTCTAAAAGAAAACTTTGTGGTACCAGATCAAAGAAGCAGTGCTGCTGTAGGTCGATCTTAGATTCCTGAAAGGAACGCAAAAAAGCCTTAAGCTTCAGTGAGACTTTGTCCCACCTAGGCCTTAAATTTTCAGGACATACTTCGTCTAAAGATTTTCCTTCACAATATAATTGAGCGTAGTCGACCTGCATATCTCTCAAAAAAGAAGAATAACACCACGTCTGGCTTAATTGTTTTGGAAAATTTTCTTTTATTATCTGTCCATCAGCGTAGACTGCCGGGCACATGTGCTTGTCATCTAAAGTTTGAAAAATCAATGATTACTTCCGTCGTTTATAATATGCTTGTTTTAATTCGCGAGTCACGCGTGGGGCATGAGTTGGCGTACGATTCAGCTCTTGATTTATCGCTCTGATCGTGGGCACAAGGCCATGCACTCGATAATAAGGATGAAGACGCTTGCGAAAATCTGCGTTTAAAATAGCGGTATCGATTGCCTTTTTTTCTTCAAGCATTCTCAAGTTATAATAGTAACGAATCCAAAAAAGTTCACCATATTCTTGGGAATAGGTACTAGCAGGATTCAATCTTCTGTTAACAAAGCAGTCCATAGACTCTCTTCTAACTGTCTCAACGCTAGTAACTCTATTGTAATTATTTTTTAGTAAGGGATTGCCGGCGACACAATATTGTTTTAAGCTAGCAACAGCAATCGTCGGTCGGCTATTAACGTAGTTATTATATATCTCCGCCAAATAATGCTGCATAACAGGTATCTCTATATCGTAAGCTCTTCTATAAAATCTATTAAATATTTTTTTTCTATTATGTGCGCCATATGGTACCCCATGCTTAGACATATACCGACCCATCGCAGTACTATATGTTATATTAGCTGTCAGTCGCCATGGCGCATTTTTATCGACAAAAAATCCAAACTTTTCCGCAGTCTCCACCCAAAAATCTAAACCAGGATCTTCTAAAAACCCCTTTTTAATAACGTCATTGTCATATTCTGCATCAAACACCTCTACAACCAATCCACTTACTCTAGGGTTACAAAATCTTGAACGCATGTAACCGGTTAACGTTAACGGCATCTCTCCCAAAAATCCACTGGTTACGAATTCAGTAAAAACAGTTAAAAAAGTTTTAAAATCTCGAATTCTTTTTTCTTTAGCCGGAGTCAGATATTTCCTGACGAAAGCCATACCTAAATCTTGTAAATATTTAGAATAATTACCATTTAAAGATTCCCAGCCTCCCTTGGGCTTGGCGCGCCTGAAAATACTTTTGGCGCCTCCAGAAAGTCCACCTAAATTCAGCTGGTTTTGTTTTATGTGCTCAGTCATATCAGTAAAGGCTTCAACAACCGGGGCGAGACCAAAAAACGTTTGATCAGATTTATATTGTTTAAGATAATGTTCATTAATATAAACTGGCTCTTCGTCAAAATTAACTTTTCCGTAATAAGCTCCCATTTTCCCTGTCCAGAAATTAATTGGATTTTTGTTTTTTAAAAATTCTTTTTCAAATGCAGCATCACGATAATACTTTCGACTTTCAAAAAGCTTCTCGTTAGAATCAGTGCGGTTCTTAGCAAGATATTCTGAAAATCGATTGCCCTTGTAGTCTTGAGGCTCTTTAGTCTCAGCAATTTTTTTCTTATAAGACATGTGCTTATCCTCCTGGGTTTGTATAGTCGTCTTCATCGACGGTCGCATCTGCAAAGCCAGCCTTGGCTTCCTCAGTTAACGCTGAGGACAAGCTTTGGGCCGGAGTGGGTGGGGGCTTCGCAGATTTTCCGCCGCCGGACTCCCACTTTGCTTCAATTGCAGTTGTAAAATTGCCTCTTTCGAGAGTACTCTCTACTTTGTGTATAAAATAGTATCCACCCAGGCGAATTCGATTAGCTATAGAGTGTTCCATACCGCCGGTGCCATCAGCAGCAGGATGGCCGATCCCCATCGCCGCAGGATTAACAAATATATATTGCCCGGGAACAAACAAACTATTGCCAATTAAATCAGCCTTACAGTGGTATATACCTCCTCCACCAAGATCATTTGCAATATTATTCTCGCCTGTGACTTTAGCTTCCCCCAGATAAGGCGCATCGTTCTTAGTAAATTCGAATTTTTTAATTAGGCCGCGGTCTGCGCCGATGGAAAAATGATATATACCATTTGCTCTATCTTTTTCTTTATCCCCGCCGAGCCAATTAGGTGAAAAGCCAGTAGCATATAAGAATAAATAATCATAGGTCTTTTTAGCACCAATGGGTCCTGTCCAATCAACACCCTGCATTTTCTCTGTTATGGCATTGACATCTACAACATCACCTGGCTTGAAGGGAGCGGTGGGGGATCCGTCGCCGCGTACTGTTAGCACATTGGCCATAATTTTCACGACGCTCTGTCCACCGCCCTCTACACAACCCTCTCCTAGAGCCGCAGGAAGAAGCGTTCCTATCACATCATTAACAAAAGTTCTTAATAAATATGTATCTACCTGTTTTCGTATAACCGTGTTAGTAAACCAAGCTGTAAAAAGATTTAATGATATCGGTATATCTGCAATGTTAATAGGCGTTGCCTCGCCGGTACATGGATTAGTTATATACACTGGGCCGCACATTATTGAAACTTTACTAGCCGGGGATGCTTTATATTCAGCACTACCTGGAAAAGAATCTCCTTTGGTGCTGGAGCCACCTCTGAGTATTTTTAAACACACATTAAGCAAGTCGCCAAAATAAAAATAGTTCACACGCAAAGTACCGCCACCTTTTGGAGACATTTCTGGCTTTAAAGTTCGCAACGACTCGTTGGCGGCGTCGGCAATGTCATTGTTGTCACTAGCCGTCCACGGGCCAAACCAATTTCCTTCGCCTGTATTGGCGACGTGGTCGATGGTGTCGTCAAGAGATTTATTGGCAGCAGTTGTGCCAGAAGGCATCTTACCCATGCTGGGCTGTCCGTTAATAGAAGTATCGGCAACCAAGTCCTTGCACTTACTTTTGTTAACTTTAGATGAAGCGCTCCTTTTCGCTTGATCGTCTGGATCTCCACCAAGCTTTCCAAGCTGGGCGGCCGATGCATCAATATAATATATATTAGAATCCGAGCTTTCTAAAAGCATGTTTACCAAACGGCGATACGCCTTGGCCCTATTGGCGCGTTTAATCTGATTTCGTCTTTCACGAAGGGAGGTTATATTGTCATCAATTTGTTCTTCCGCGTCTGAAGGTTCTGGTGGATCGTCAGGAGGTGGATCGGGAGGGCTCCCGCCGGTGCCGGAGGTCTTGCCTTGCAGCGCCCTCTTCTGCTTTTTAGAATAATCTTCAGCGGCATCCAATTGCTTGATCTTTTGTGCGTCTTTGGCCTCTGGATAAAATATATCAGTTGCTGGGTGTGACATGGCGCCCTCAGCCCAAGCATGATATTCAATTTCCATGGTTACGGTGCCATCCATGTTAAAACTAAAAGTATGATTTTTCAAAGTAAGATTTAACACAGTCCTTGTTCTTATAAGCGCGTCTCTTACTTCTGGGCGGATGTCTGCACCAATGGGTGGCCTTGCCCAGCCGACAATCAATTTTATTCTATAGTGTTCTGGCTTATACTGTGTAACCCCTTTATAGCCTGGAGGGCGTAAAATTAAATCAGCGTAGCTATATTCAGTACCGTCAGGGGCCGCTCGTTTTGTTGTTAAAGCAGATAAATTCTGAAAAAATAAAGTCATCGAACAGCGAATATTGTTTGTAACTTCAGCAGGCTGCGTGCCCATCCATTCGAAGCTCACACTCTGTAAGCCGACCTCAGCGCCGCGAGTATCTCTATCGTCGAAAATAGATATCGACTGGCCTGGGCCGGCCTGATGAAAAGAACCTTCATCAAATCTATATTCAACCTCAGTCGTTTGGCCCTCCTCTTCAGAGACTTTAAATATTCTTATCATTGGCTGTAAAAATGCCAATTCTTTATCGGTAATATCTAGAAGTTCATCGGCGCCCTTGGTCGTTGTCAGCTGGCTCATAACTAGAGCTGGATCGCTTGAAGAAACTTTAATGAAATTTTTATATTTTTGTGTAGGGTTTTTAAGGCGCCTTCCTAGCCCGTGAGAAACTAGGGCGCGCATTAAAAAACATTGTTCTTGAAATCTTGCTTCGGATGCAGAATCATCTTCATTTTCAATCGGATCTGGATCTTCTGTCGTTTCTTCTTTGTGGCCTGGCTCGTGAGACATTTTCCACTCCTAAATGTTCAACATACTTAGAGTATTTTCTAAAGAAGTGGGTATGTATAAAACGTCTCCAGCTGAATTTGAAAACTCGGCCGGTCTAAGATTAATCCATGCTATAACCCACCACAATCGGCTGTCGCCATAATATTTATATGCCAGCTTTTCATATCTATCACCAAGCTTCCAAAGATGTTGCACTGTTTCTAATTTTTGTAGTTGCTTTTGGCTAGGATACTCTAATTTTCCAGTTCGGTAGTGTTTAATATATTTTACACCACGCTCATGGAATATATCTTTATACATCTTGTTGGCGTTTAGTGTACGTCTTCTTAGTTGAAATCTAGATATTGACATGTTTTATATTTTCCTTTCGTCCCGAAATGTAATTATATTTTATGTAAGCACATTGGTATTTTGTGCATCTCTGATGGCGCCTGGGCCAGTTGTTCGATCTGAAGTTACGCTCAATGGCCTTGAAGAGGGGGGGCTAATCGACTGGGATTCTAAGCCAAAAGAGCCATATGGATAATCCTTTGGTTCGCCAGTACGAAATTTCTGCTCAGTGCTGTTGTATCCCAGCGGATGTGAATGTAATACATTAAAATCAAAGCTTATTTCTAAGGCCTTTGGCACAATCGTGTTTCCTTGCGTGTGCCACCCATCTTCTAATTTTGGTTTAAAGCTATAAGCTTTTATAACGCCGAACATCGGGCCTCCTGTGTTTGGATCCATAATTAAATTCGCAAACTGTACTTTAAATATTGGTGCCGCAGACAATGTTGACACGCCTTCATTGATATCATATGAGGGATACATAAGCCTGGACATGGTCATTGACTTTTTCATATTTTCTTCGGCCTCTTTTGTGTCAAAAGATGGTGCAGTAAAACTAATGGAAATTGTTCTTTTAGTATTTTGAAAAGTATAAATTGGATCCATTCTGGCATAGACTTCTGTTTCATTCCAGTTCGAATCAAATTTGTCTTCAAAAGCCGTAATGAATGCTTTAAATTCGATTAAGTCTTCAAGGCCGCGGGCATCCTCGATTGTGATGACCTGTCCTGTATTTCGTAAATGATTGCTGCCATCATGACCATCAGCCATAATTATGACCTCCTCGCTATAACACTGTGCATTTTGTTAAGTTGGACGTCGACGGCTTTCGCTATAACTTTAGTGCCGGCGGGATCCATTACTAAATAGATGTCTTGCCCAGTTTCGCCTCCGGCGGCGCCGGGCCCTCCGCCGAACGCTTCAGATAATCCGCCCATAAGGGCGCCTGCGATGACGAGGCCTGGTGAAATTGCAGCTGCTATAGCTAGAGTACTCAGAGAATCAACCAAATCTTCCACTGCTTCGACCTTGGTGGTGTCAACCTCGATCGTTGATTTAATTACATCAGCAGTTGCTTTGAGGGCGGGTGTGGCATCGCCAACGCCTATCATATTTTCAAATCCTTCAGTCAGCAAAAGGAATTTGAAAACCGAGCCCAATGACATCTCAGACATCGCAGCTGCAATTTCTCTTAAGCCAGAAGCCATGGTGCCAATGTCACCGACGCCATTTGACATGGCGTTGAACATTAATGCCATCGAAATACCTATCATAGAGACAGCAATTGCTAGCAAGAATAATGGAGGTAACACCAGCCAAGAAATAGTAGCAAAACTAACAAGAACTATTGATAATATTACAATTGCTGCAGCTAAGAATATTAAACCAGGAGCCGCTATCCAGGCAAACAAGCCAATTAAAGTTACCCCTAATGCCAAAGCCAATATTGCCCCAACTGCAATCCACAAAGCAACAGAAGCAATTACCAGGGCGACTGCAACCATAATCATTGCCCCACCGAAAAAGAGGGCGCCAACGCCTGCGGTTAACATTCCTACTCCGGCGATGGCAGCCCCAAAACCAAAGAAAATCATTCCTGTACCTGCAGCTGCAAGGACGGGTGCAAGAGCTGTTAGACCTGGTACAAGAGCCCAGAACAGAATAGCTAACAAGCCCAGCCCAATCCACAACGGTGGCGAATGCAGCGCGACGAACATGGCGACGCCGAGAAGCAGCAGAGCCCCGACCAACATTATAATTGGGCCGGCTGCAGCCCATGCTCCGGAGGCCATGGCCCAGAGACCAGTTGATGCTATCCATGAAGCAGCTGCACTAGCCTTAGAAGCAATTGCCTGCCCCCATATAGCGCCAGTCAAAGCATAAGTGGCAAAAGTTAAGATGCCTGTAACAACCTGATACGCCCCACGAGCGGCGATCGCTAGCCAAGTCGCTGCAGTTGAAGCCTTGGACATAATATTTTGTCTGACTCCTGCGAAAGTTAAAGTATCTGTTGCCGCGGCTTCGCCGCCCAAAAGAAGTGTTTTAAGCATAGATCCGGCTG